CTTGGCTTGCTCTGAAATAAAGGTCTTTTTCATGGTGGAGTTCGTTTTCTAAATAATGAATAGCTTTTTCTAAGTCTTGTATCTTGCTATCCTTATAACCTGCCCTGCAGATATACTTGATAGCATTACCGAGATGGAAGTTTAGTCCTTGTTCTCTAACAAAATCCCAAACATCGCAGGAACCTCGTTTATAGTAGGTTGGACCTTTGGCCATTTTTCAACTAAATTGGTGAGTGAATTTACTAGCACAAAGTTTTGTTTCTGTAGTGCTAGTAGTATAGTAATAATATCTTCTTTTACTTCATGTTTCGGCAGTAGTAGTTCTAGCTGCCTCATTTTGAAGTCCTGTTCTATTGTCAACTCGGTAATTGGTGGTGGGAGTCCATAAGATTGGTTGTTTTGTGATGAAGTCATAATCATTAGCTGTAAGTATACGTGCGAGTCTAGCATTAACTAAAGCATCATCTTCAGTTAAGCCTTTCTCTTTAAATGCTTTGACAACAGTTTTCCAACTGTAACCATGCTCTTCAAATAAGGATACTGCACGTTTTACCCCGATTCCAGGGACTCCAGCGTATCCATCGGTCTGGTCTCCAGCCAACGATTGGATTAGATGCCACTTAGCTCCATCCTCAGAACTGACTGTGAATATTTCATCAAGATTATATAACTGACCCGGGATTTGTTTCATGTCCTTATCAGGGGACACAATACAGTTACCGGGGTACTTAGTAGCATAAATGCCCATCGTATCGTCAGCTTCAAGAGTAGGTTTCATAATAACCTTGTACTCTTTCTTTAATTCCTCAATGACACGTTTATAGCCACACGGCTTCTTCCGATTGCGGTGACCTTTATATTCTGGTAAAATTTTTTTCCTGAAATTTTGACTGTCGGAAAAAAACAGTATTATATCAGAGAATGTCCCAAATTTGTTTTTAATTTTGGAAAGTTCTCGTTGTGTGGCGTTGTATGCATCAGAAAAGTTACTGGTAACAAGAATAACATCATTACCAAAATCAACTTCAGTTTCTGCTGCAGCGCACGATTTGTAGACGATGAAGTCTGCATCGCATAATAATTTCATACATTAGTGGGTGTCTGCCCAATTTAAACCATCACTGGCTTCAGCTGCTATTGGGATTCGCATTTTATAGTACTCTCCCGCCTCAACAGAGGAAAGAACAAGAATAGATTTGAGGTCATCAACATGTTCTGGTGTACATTCAAACTGTAGCTCGTCGTGAACAAAAGCGAGCTGACTGCAGCATAGACCCATCTCTTTGATATGTTCATTGGCTAATACCATCCATCTTTTGGCGACCGACGCTGCGCCGCCTTGTAGTAGGTAATTGAGGGATTTGTGCCTCGACTCAAGCAAGAGTTTACGGTTGTCAAGTCCATAAAGAAAGTTCCTCTCACTAGCTTTGTGTACGCCTTCCAACAGTTCTTTAAGACCTGGAATGGCATCAACATAAGCTTTACGGATTTCTTGCCCCTTCTTCTTAGCCTTTGACTGTGAAAGTTGTTTGTCATAAGAGTGTCCTATTTTAACGTCTCCGGCACCGTACAAAAATGCATAGGTGACGGTCTTGACGAGTTTTCTACTAATACCGATTTTATCAGCGTTTTCTTGGTGTATGTCGCCATGCAGGAGCACTTTTGCATACCTTCCTTTATCCCATCTTGCAAGATAATGGGCAAGCATGCGTAACTCAATACCGCTAAGATCAGCACCGACCATTCGTAAGTTCGGACTAGCAGTAAATAAACGTCGAAATCTTTCATCACTCGGCACCTGACCCAAATTTGGAGATCGATGGGCACATCTAAATGTAGCAGTTGCTACTGAACAATGGTGGTGAATTCTAGACTTCGTACATAGCTTCTGCCATGCGTTCACGCCTTCTGATATCATCCCTAACTTTTTTGTCAGATCCAGTAGTGTCAGAAAACTCAGAGCTATATCCGTCCCAATATCCTTCAATACCGTCTCGTCTATAACTGGCTTCCCCGTAGATGTTGTTGATATAGGTTTCCAACCATAATGTACTGTCAATACCCATGCTATATGATCTCTTGAGGTAGGGTTAAGTTCTTTTAATTTAGTGAATGGAGCACCTTCAATGTATCCAGTTCGTCTGTTATTTCGTTTAGGAGTAAATTCTGATCCTGCAACGAAAGGGTGCCTGTCTCGAAGTAACTTAGTAGTTTCTTCATACTCTTTTCTGAGAGTAGATTCAAGTTCCCGTGCAGATTTTTCATCAAAGTACCATCCATGAATCTCCTGTTGTGTAAGAATCTGTGCTACCTGATGCTCTAACGAGATCCAGTCAGGTATGGGAGGAAATGATTCCATAATTTTCTAGTCACTGTAACATCTTGCTCGCAATAATCTTGCATTTCCTGTGACCATTCAGACCAATCAGTAGTTTTACCAAAGTTTCCTTTGTACTCATTCAGTCTATAGCCATAAGATTCAAGACCATGACGACCGTATAATTGTAAGGGCATATGTTTCCACGCATGTCTTTGATCTATATCGAGTAAATTCGGATGATATAAGCGAGATAACAAAAGAGTATCAATAATGGTACCGCGAGGATTAAAGTAAGGGTATAACTTACGTATAATAGGTAAATCAAAGCCGATGATATTGTGCCCAATAAGAACATCAGCCACTTCGAGCGCACTAATCCCTGAAGTAATGGAGTAGTTCGCACCCATCGGCAACTCTTTCGGATTATCCGTGTAAGGTTCGTTGTTAAACGATTCGGTGCGGCCATCTTTCTCCCAATAGAGTGATATACAGTGGATTCGTGTAGCATTATTTAGTAGCCCGTTTGTTTCCAGATCGAACACCACCGTCCCAGTGGTATGTTTTGTCTTTGAATTTGGCACTTTCAATTGCCTGTTTACTAGGTGGTTTAGGTTTTTTCAACTCAGAAGTCGGTGCTGGGGTTGAAAATTGGTGCTTCCGTAGTTTCATAATCAGTAAAACGTGAAGTGTCTAAGTTAAATTTTATTTTCCCTGCGAAGCCTGTTTCGCCAGAATAGCGGTTCTTAATAATTCGCAAAGTCGTAATATCTCGTTCAGTGTCGGATTGGGAATTTCTTTCGAGCCCAACGACTTGATCGCTAAGTTGAGCAATTCCCGCAGATCCCCTAAGTTGGGAGAGGGACACTCTACCTCCTTCTTCGTGCGGAGTCCTATCATTTCCTGTTCTTCGTAAATGTGATACAAGGAATAATGATATTCCTGTACGTTCAACTAGGCTCCTAAGCCTGGTCATTGTCTGATCGATTGTGCGTCGTTCATCTCCATCAAGACCACTCAATAATATACTGAGGTGATCTAGGAATATAACACGACACTCCAATCCACTGGCAAGGTATTCGATCCTATTGTAAATAACGTCCGGGTCAAAAGAACCAAAGCCATCAAAAAGGTAAAGATTCCAATTAGCAAGGGTATCACGAAAACTGTCTTCGAGTTCTTCTTTGTCATGTTCTCCAATGTGAAAGGCTTTACCTACAGCTGTGGACATCAATCCAAGGGCTGTTCTTCTATTTGACTCTTCAAGTGCCAAGTACCCAACCCGTACTCCTTTGGTGAGTAGGTTAACTGCAAGTTGACGGCAGAATGTGGACTTTCCTTGGCCAGATCCACTAGTAATCGTTGTAAGCTCCTGATATCTAATCCCGTGCAGTTTATCTTGTAGTCCTTTGAATGGGTAGTCATGGTCGGCTGGTGGTATTGGTGTAGTAACTAATGATTCAAGCGTTTTGCCCTCAACAATACCATCAGGTCGGTACGGCTTAGCGTCCCATATAGCCTTTCGAATCGCTTCAGCATCGTTAGCTTGTAACGCCTCTGAGGGGTCATTATAGCCTTCAAGCCTTGCAATCTTGACCTTACCTGGCGGTAAGATCGACGCTGCCTCCTCGGTGGCCTTACGCCCTGGCTCGTCAGCATCGAAGAATAATACGATTTCCTCGTACCCTTGGAACAACGGTATCTGTTTTTGGATGTCCTTTTTTGCGGAAGTGGCTCCATGCGGTACTGATACCATCGGCCATCCGGGCATAGCCTCGTAACAACTGGCAGCATCTAATTCACCCTCAGTAACAACAATACGTTTGCCACTGCTAGGAAACCTATGCTGAGCGAATAAAGTATCAATGGAAATTCCTTCATATCTAAAGTCTTTCTTCTTTGTTTTGGTTTTCACACCTTTCAATATACCTGATTCATCATAGTAAGGGAATCGTAACACGTCCCCATCTCTATAAATTTGATAGAATTGATTTGTTTTCTCAGATAAATTACGTTTATGCAGCCGTTCGGCTGATCCTGTTAGGTGTACAGTTTGCGTCATTCTTTGACTGTGAATAACATCGTTTCCGCCTGTTCTATTGTGACAGACAAAACAGAATGTGTGTCCATCAGAATAGAGAGAATTCCCATCTGATGAACCACAATTCTCGCATGGCATGTGCCTTACGAATTCGCTTTCAGTTAGATTAACCATTCTAGTGGTATGTTATGGAAAGCTGTCCATGGAATTTGGTGCTTTTCACACCATTTCGCATAAGTTGTTTTACTTTTTTTACTAATTTTATTGAACGGTGCTTGAAACACCATTCGTAAATCTAATTCCGGGTTGTCCCTCTTAACAGCTGCAATCTTCCGTCTGTCCTCCGGGGCCCAATATCCCTTTGTTTCGAGGTGTACATGGTTTGGGAGAATAAAATCAGGGTGATAATGATGCTGAATGGTATAAGGAACCTTACATGATTCGTACTCATAGGTTACGCCTAATCCTTCTAGTAATTTTGCAACTTGTTCTTCAAGACCTGATCTGAATTTAGAAGTCTTCTTCTTCTTCATTGATTGTTGGTGTTACATTAGGATCAGTTGCTTTAAAACCAGAAGTAGTACCGAATAACTCAGCTACTTCATTAGCATCTAAATCTCCTGTATCTACACCTGCCTCACCTTTTACTGAGACAACTTGTACACCAACAAGCTTAAGAGAACTGCCATAGGTAACTCCATCTCTGAGGATATAAGGCTTCTGGTAAAAACCCAGCTTGACCGTAGACCCTGCGTATAGTGGTGTCTTTGCATCTTGTACTGGTGCTCCCTCCGTATCTACTACAGGTGGTCTTTTCTCTTCATTCCAAGAGAACTTTAATTTATATTTTCCTTCTGATACCTCTTCCCATGGTTCGGGTTTAAGAGTTGATCTTTTAGGGTTCTTGAGCTTGGACTCAGCCCACTTAAGGACTTCAGACCTCTCAGTTTCTAGCTTGTCGATAAGGTTATTATCAACTATAGCCGATAAGGAATAACCAAACTTACTAGGTGCTAGTATTGCTTGGAAACCTTCTAGTGTTACTGGTTTTTCAGTTGTATGTATAGTTCTAGGCATTAGTACCATCCAATGCGTCTAGATCTTTACCTGGTTTAGCTGGTGTTAGCGCTTTAACTTCAGTTTCTAGTTTCTCATAGAATTCTTGTAAGTTTTCTAATTGAACTTTAACTTGTAATAACTGCTTCTCCTTAGCTCTAAGTTCAGCAGCCTTTAATCTTTCTTCAGACACAACTACAATAGTAGGAGGTGAGAAGAAGCTTTCAAAAAATGGTGAATACATTAACAGAAAAAATAAGTGGAGTCAATCACGGATTCCGGTTCAAGGTCTCCTATGATCGGTGGTTCTGACTCAGCCCCAATTTGATGGGCAAAGTCGGTTAAGTAATCATTCTCAGCAAATAGATGCATGTATGTTTCCCTGACAATAGTTGACAGTTCATTCATATCTGTTGCTCTACATAATACTGAGTCGTGAATTAATGCAATTGGGTTATCAAAACGAATAATACCAAGATGTAATAGGCTGGCATCTAGACTGTGAATAAGATTAGGTGCAGTAGCAGCCTTATGTCTGGCTCTATCTACCTCATTCTTATCAGCTGTAGCTACCCTAAGTTGACAACGACCTAGAAGTTGTAGATCAAAGACCTCAACCTTCTTCTTCATTATCTTTTGGTTAACTACAAATCCAGATGGTGTAATCCATTCTAATTCTTTTACACCTCGTTTAATAGCTTTAGCTACTTCATATTCTATCCATCTCATAACCTTCATTGGACCTGGAACTATGACATTCATAGCATCTCTAACTGCTTGTACAGTTTGAGTTAGGTCTTCTTTCTCTATCTCTACATTCTTTTCAGCTAAAGCTTCTTTAATGTAGGATCGATTGGAATAAGGTTTGGCGTTATAAGGTATAGTCATAACAGTACGTTTGACCACTTTCCTATCCATTACTTTTTGTATGTGAATAGGACAATTGTTTTTTGCCTTATCAGCCACAACCTTATATGCGTCTTGTGGTCTATCAGCAGGAAGCACATTGACGAGTTGTGCTGTCTTTTTATCTCTCGCTAAACCTGCGAGGATCTGTAGACCACTGCAAGTCGCATCAGTAGCGACCATTAGTCCTGTAGTCTTACGTTCCGTAATAAGTACCACATTATAATATTCCTCACATGCTGCAAGGAATTGCCACGGTTCTTCCGCTGCCTCCCAGTCACCAATGTAATCGATCGGATTAGTGGCTACTCTGGTAATCAACGGTAGATTATCCTTTACCCATTCTAACCTTTCTTCCATCGTAGACTTATCTAACCCATAAGTTGTAGCACATTGAAATGCTAACCACTTGTCAGTGTCCTTGTTGGTATAACTCTCATCAGAAAACCTTAGTAAAGATTTGCCAAAGTCTGTATCTTGAGGAGTTAGGAATGCTGGTATAGGATATGCTCTTCCACGATAATCAAAAGACCAAGGAATATAGAATCTATCCCTATCTTTAAACCTATCTACAGCTTGCATAGTCATCCTAGTTCTACAAGAACGTTTAAACTCTTGAGCTCTAGTATTCATTACTTCTGCAGCTTCTCTTCTATACTTCTTACGAGCATCGTAATTAGTTTCGATATCTATAGGTTTAACAGGTAAATCATAATCTATTATAGGTAGAAATTTACCAACTTTAATCCCTTTATGTTCTAAGGTTTCGGCAACATTGACTGTGAATGGATTAAGCTTATACCCTACCTTCTGAATCTTATTCAAAAAGTCGAGCGGTATTTCTCCCTGTATAGGGAAGGGATCAGATTTTCGTATCAAATCGTGACCATGCATAACCTCATTTGTAATGTATCCGCCTGGACATTCATTGCTCCAATCCTTAGGTGGTATCAGCATCGGCCATGCTAATGGAGAGAATAACTCTGCATGATTCATAACCTCGTCCTTGATATCTATGAACTCAGGTGTAGGCACTACATATAGCGTAGTCTTTCTACCTTCTCTAATAGATAGCTTATAAAACCATCCACTAGATTCCATAATACAATCAAGTAACCAACCACCAAGTTTAACTCTAGTAGCTGTGCTCCATGTTTCCCATTGTACCACTTGATATCTGTTCATTAAAGTACGGATAACCACCAACTTTTGCTGTGTACCTATTGCTCTATGCCAATAGTTCTTCTTTAGTGTATGTAATAGACCTGGTGCATTAGTTTCGTAATGTCGCATATGACATTCATCCTCTATAGCACGTCCAATTGCCTCACATACCTTAGTAGCTTGGTTACTAGCGTCCTTGAAACTAAATACCTTATCAAATGTTATCTTACATGCTATTGCAGCTGCTGCGAGCGGTTCTAGCTTGCTTAGATATTTATGTATGTCTTTGAATGCTACTCCGTATTTACCCTTATGTATCCTTAAATTAGTATCCTCTATCCTCTTTACGAGGAGTGGAAGTAAAGTATCCACAGAAGATATACCATAAATAGTAGCTGAAGCATAGCTTTTATTCTCCAATTTAATAGTATTATCTTTGAGACGCTTGAGACCTTGCCTTATCTGGTCTCTCTCAAGTTCAACTTGCTCATCAATTTGGCTTGGAGTGGGTAACATAGTCTATTTCATCGTTGATTTGGTCGATTAATAGTGCTCTTATCTCTTTATAATTCGGGTGATCTTTAGGGATAGAATCTAACGCTTGTTTTTCATACGAATAGATATCATCCAATTCACTCTTCGTCTTCTTCTTCATCAAATACCTCCGGTTTCATGTAGTGTATGTTATCAACGCTACAAACAGTGAACTCACTTTCGTTAGCGTCCATGAGTTTCTTGATTTTACGTTTAGCACCAAGATCTGTTTTGTAAACGTACTCTTTTATTTTACCAGTAATTACGTTTTCTTCACGAATTATACATGAAACTTCATGTGGAATCTCCCATCCAGAGATCTTCCAGTCCATGAAATCATCAAACGCAATAGGTTGAAAGAGTTTTGCTGGAGCTTTTTTATATTTACTCCATTTATTAGGGAAATACTTCTTAGTCATTCAATTAACTCCGCATCTACTAGATAATCATCGTGTAAACATGCTTCTTCATAAGCATCATAAGCAGCTTGATACACATCGTATCCTGAATTTAATACGAATGTTCTACCGCTCTTGAGAGTTACGAAATACTTAGCGTCCTTGGGTTCAGCGTCCATGATTTTTGACTGTGAAAAGTGATCAGCGTCCATGAGCTTCGCTCTGACTGTGAATTAAAATAAAAAATAAACACTAATTGCTAGTTAATTTAACAATTA